GACCATGAAGCTCACCCGTACCATTTCTGGCTTCTGCCATACGCTTAGTAAACGCTTGAATAGATTTATTTAATGCTGCACTGCTTACACCGCTTCGTTCTGCAATAAATCGGTACTCTTGAAGCTTGTCAGTTGCAAAATCAAAGTTGGTGGCGGTTTTGATGATTTCATCACCCGTTTCAGCCATTTTTTTAATAGCATAAAAGCCACCACCGGCAAGCCCCGCACCAATAGCAGAAAGCTTCGCCATTTCGCTTGCCACTCCACCAATGCCAGAACGCAATGCATTGAAGCCGCTCACACGTCCTAACGCTTTAAATTGACCGCTCAACGATTTGATGGGCTGCTGCATTCGCCGCAAATCACTATTAATTGCTTTTAATGGTCCGCTTGCTTTATTCGCAACTGAAATAACAGCGGTTAAATTAGCCATTGTTAAGTTCCTTATTAATTCGTTTTGCTTGTTGCTCGTAAAGTGCTAATCGGTGAAGCGGTGTGGTTAGCATGTCTTGCACGGGAGTGCGCCAGTAGTAGGCCATTTCAAAATAACGATCTATCAGATCATCAAATGCCTGCTGACTGTCTATTCGCCCAAAAAACCCGCCACCGTTGCAGCGGCTTCGTTTAAATCTTTGGGTGACATTTGTTTAACGCTGCTCATTGGAATACTGGCAAGTTTAGAGATATACATTGCGATGACATCCATGCGGAATGTAAACGAACCATCACCCGAAATAGTCATGGGATGGCCTAACGTAATCAGATCGTCACCCGTTACAGCACGAAACTCTAACTGGCTTGTCGGTTTGCCATAGGCGTCAATTTCTTTGCTTAATGGCAATGTGATCATGTCGCTCATGACCACACACCTTTAGCGCCGTGGAAAACATAATCCGTTGTGCCATCATCGGCTTTGACTACTGTTTCACCCGACAAATACGCTTCTGTTAAGGTGTAAACGCGCCCATTAGGAAACTCAACCACAACTGTCATGTCATCGGCTGTAGCGATTTTTTCATAATCCATTGCTGCATCATTAACCGCTGTTAGCTTCACATACGGCGTAATGTGCATGCGCTTGTTATACGCTTCACCTTCAACGGGTGTATCAATCGGCTCTTTAACTTCTGAGCTTAAAGGGCATTCAACGCCACCTGTTACCGAAAACTGTTCACTGTCGGCCTTAACGTAAGTTGTGCCTGCTACTGTTTTTGCCATGATTTACCCCTTACGCTGTTTGTGAAAATTGAAGACGGAATTGATTCAGCAACGCAAACACACGTAGCTGATTTACATAGTCCGCTGGGAACAGAATATTGAGACGATTAGCATCATCTGCATCACGCTCAACGATTAAATATTTTTCAAATAAATCAGCATTTTCAACCAAGCCTTGGCGTTCCATTTTTGCGTATTCAGCAATTAAGGCACCACGCGCAATGCTTGGGGTGATAATCGCTTGGCCTGCACCAAACTTTTCGCCATCATTACGCAGCTTGTGACGTGGATATTTGCTAGTAATTGCAGTACGTAAACGGCGCAAAATAGTGCTGCTTGTGTGCATTGTCTCGCTGTCTAGATATGAAGTATCTGGTTCACCGAACGCATTTTCTTGATAGGTTGTGATTGCTCGCTCAACACGAACCACCCCGCCTTGTGTGTAGCTGGTTGCAATGCCGTTTTTAAGCAGGGTTTCACGCTCGGATAAAATAAAACGTGAACCTTCTGCAGCAGGCATAGCACCGACTAATTCACCTGTTTGTGTTGGGCGTGCTGGATCTGCTTTGATATACACCGCATTACGAGCACCATATTCAGCTGCATATTCCCAAACTGGCGTTGGCGAATCAGACTCAAACCCCGCAATGGTTGCGTGTTGGTCATTTCGTGTATCACCAAATGTGACGAGGCCAGACACAGTGTTACGCATCGCTGTGTAAACATGGCCATAAATCTGACGTGAATACGACCAACGACCTGCTGAGTCATTCATTTCATCACGCAATAAATTCAAGTTAGCTGAATCTGTATATGGCTGAATAATAAAGTCATATTCTTCATCACCCATAACTGTGATTGCAGTTGCTAAACTTGGGTTAGTTGCCCCGCCTGACATGGCGGTTAAGCCAACCGTTAAACCCGCAGGGGTACTTTCGCCACCAACTGCACGATAGTAATTGAGCATCAACTTGATGTCGTTGGCGGTTTCACCTTTCCATTTGCTGGTAAGGTCAACTTCGTTGTCATTTGAACCATTTACCGCCGCTGTTACTGGTAAATTAGCATTGGCATTAATCGCCGTGATTAATGATGCTGCAATTGTTGCCTGATCATCACCTGACACAACCACACCTTTAACCAGTTGACCAGCAATATAGACTGATAAAGTACCACTTTCTGTCGCTGTACCTGTGATTGTAATCTTGCCTGTGGCTTCGCTTGCCGCGCCATCATCAGCAAGTGGAATACACCAGATTTCACCGATTGGATCATTTTTGCGAGCAGCTTCGTACATTCTCGCCAACATTGAACCTGTGGCGAACAGCTGTTTAGCTTCATCTGTGCGAGTCACTAGGGTTAATTCACCCGCTGTGGCTTGGCCAGTTGTTAGCATTTGACCAATTAACAAGGTGCGTTGTGATTGTGTGAAACTATTTGCTTGCGAGTT